GGGTTTTAGCGACGGATGAAAAAAATCAAATTTTGGTTATCAAATCCGTTATCAATTATGTCAAATATAAGGGGCAATCCTCTGCCGAAGAGGTAAGCAGTTCCGATGATACGGTATTTGAGGTTGAAAAGGCTAAGAATGAACGTGCGAAACGCAAGATTGCTGAGTTGAAACTGGCCAAAATGAACGGTGAGGTGTACTCAGCAGATACGGTGGAACAGGTAATGACAGAAATGCTTGTAAATTTGCGTACTCAGTTGTTAGGATTGCCAACAAAACTGGCGCCACAATTACAGAACGTAACAAAAGAGGAAGCATATAACCTGTTAACACAAGAAATTGAGGATAAATTGTCCGAATTAAGTGAATATACGCCGTCATTATTCATGGATAGCGATGAATTAGATGAGGAGGAAGTTCGAAAATGACAATATTAGATTATATGATGAACGCCTTATCTGTTCGTGAACTTCACGAAATACCAGATGTATTAATGGATGTGTTGCTTGATCATAATAAACTGGAAAGATTAATTGCGAATATGAGTGGTTGTTATTCGTATTCTGGATTATTGCAGGAATTTGAAGAGAAAGCAGCAGATAGAAAAAACTATATGCAAGACTATACGCCTCAAAGTGTTATGGATATCGTAGCAGGTATATCCACTAATGGATACGTAAGAGATGTATGTGCTGGTATAGGCGGTCTTTCGTTAGCTAAGTATAAGAATAATCCAGATGTAGTATTACAACTTGAGGAATATTCTAAAAATGCGATATGTTTTTTACTTTTTAATCTTGTAATGAACGGAGTGCCTGCTGTTGTAATAGAACGAAATGTACTAACTCAAGAAAATATAGCGAAATATAGGGTGGAGATTAGTAATAAATCGCCGCAGATTATCAAAGAAGTATGTATAGATGAAGGTATATATTCGGCTGATACAATTATTAGCAATCCTCCATATAGTCTATCGTGGGTGCCTGTTAATGATGAACGTTTTAATGGGTATAAATTAGCGCCAAAAAGTAAAGCAGATTATGCTTTTATTTTAGATGGCATTTATTCTCTTAAAAATAATGGGACAGCAGTATTTATTTTACCGCATGGTGTCTTATTCAGAGGACAAGCTGAAGGTGATATTCGTCAAAATTTGATTAAAAACAATTTGCTTGATGCGGTTATAGGATTGCCATCTAATTTATTTACCAATACAGGGATACCTGTATGTATACTTGTATTTAAGAAAAATAGGGTAAATAACGATATATTATTTATCGATGCTCAAAACGATTTCGTTAAGGATAAAAGCAAAAATATAATGACATCAGAACAGGTGTTAAAAGTCATTGATACTTATAACAATCGTTCTGATATTGACAAGTATTCAAGGAAAGTTAATATTTCTGAAATAGAAGAAAACGATTATAACTTGAATATACCTAGATATATTGATAGCTTTGAGCCTGAAGAAATACCAGATGCGGTACAGCTTGCTAAAGAACTTAACGAAATTAATCGAGAAAGTCGTACTTTGGGATTAGAAATTGCGGAGATGTTAAAGCAATTAGTTTGTACAGATCCTGATGCAAAGAAAGAGCATGATGAATTTGTAAAAGAATTTACAGAGTTTTTGGTATCTGCTGATAGTGCTTGTACAATCAAGGAGCAAGAAGCCGTGATAAAAAAAATAGAAGATGTTAAGAAGTATCTACTTCAAAAGATGTTCGTGTAATGTTAAGAAATTACAAGAGATTTAAAATTACGGAAGTTGCTGATATACTGGGGCGTCCTAAAAAGAATCAAATGTATCCGGAAGGTTGTATTTGCTTGCAAGTATCTGCAAGTAAAGGGGAATTATTATATTTAGATACATCACAACAAGTTGATGCTAAATATGTAGTGATTAAGCCAAAAAATGTAATTCCATTTTATTTGTATTTGATGATAGAAAAGGCAATGCCTGAATTCCTATATAAATATAGACAAGGATTAAATATATCAGCACATGACATAAAACATATGGAGGTATTGTGCCATACGGATGTCGAAACTCAGGCATTAATAGCTATGATGTTTACATCTATAAATGGTACAAGGTTAAGCGTACAAATGGGTGCGCTTTTTTAGTTGCATTTAGATTATAAATTCAAGGCAAAAAAGGAGGTGATAGCATGAAAACAGCAAAAGAATTGTGGCAATATATCTCTAAAATGGGTCTAAAACCACTACCAAAAACGAGTGTTAGCCAATGGGCTGACGATTATCGCATGCTATCACAAGGCCTTTCAGCGGAACCAGGACGATGGAAAACGAGTAGAGCACCATATCAAAAAGATATTATGGATGCTTTCACGCAACCTGGTATCAATCGGGTGGTGGTTAAGTCAGCGTCACAGGTCGGGAAGTCGGACATAATGAATAATGTACTAGGGCGATACGCTCATCTTGACCCATGTGCGGTCATGATGATTCAGCCGACTATCGAATTGGCTCAGGATTATTCAAAGTCTCGTATCTCTCCGATGATCCGTGATACAAAAGTGCTTTCACAAGTATTTTATGAGACTAAATCCGAGGACGGGGCAAAAACAAGAGATGGTAAGAACACAATCTTATCCAAACTCTTCCCTGGTGGACGTCTTATCATGTGTGGGGCGAACAGTCCGGCAGGATTGGCATCGCGTCCTGTACGGGTGTTACTTGCGGACGAAGTTGACCGCTTCCCAGATAGCGCTGGCACAGAAGGTGACCCAGTAGACCTTGCTGCAAAACGTATGACAACGTTCTGGAACAGGGTCATGGGGTTATTTTCTACGCCAACTAATGAAGGTAGTTCACGAATCGATGTAGAGTATCAAACAGGCACACAGGAAGAGTGGCAACATGAGTGCCCTAATTGTGGTGAGTACCATTTGATACGACATACTGAGATGGAATGTGAGACAGAGGAACATAAGGACGCTAAAGGTCGGAAGATTGTAGTAGTTAGTGATGTGAAATGGCGGTGCCCTGATTGCGGATCTACATTTTCTGAAGACGAAATGCGGAAAGTTCCTCAAAAGTACATATCGAAAAACCCAGCTGCGTTGCATAATGGCATACGCAGTTTTTTTGTAAATGGATTTACTTCACCATGGCTAACCTGGAATGACATCATGAGGGAATGGCTAGAGGCTAAAGGAGACCCTACTCGTGAAAAGGTAGTTATGAATACCAGATTTGGCGAATCCTATGCACAACAAGGCGCCTTCGAAGACTATCAACAATTCATTAGGCGGCGTGAAAAGTACGGCGCAGACCTTCCAGACGGTGTGTTACTACTAACTGGAGCAGTAGATACACAAGACAACCGGTTAGAGTATGAAATCACTGGTTGGGGATATGGTGAAGAATGTTGGGGAATCTGTAAGGGCGTTATCCTTGGGGAACCGGATAATAAAGCAACATGGGATGCACTTGATGCGGTGCTTGATAAAGTATACCGATTTAAGAACGGCACAGGACTTAAAGTAGCTCGTGCTTTCATTGACTCCGGTGGTCACTACACATCAAAAGTGTATGAATACTGTGAAAAGAACTTTAGCAAGCAACGATTTGCCATCAAAGGTACGGCTGGAACACCTGGCATACCTTTAAATTATAAGATTGGTAAAGCTTCAGGAAGTAAGATTCCGCTTGTCATGTTAGGTGTTGACGATGGAAAACAACAGGTAATGAACCGATTAGCCATCGATGAACCTGGTGCGAAGTACTTTCATTTCCCATTGGATGAAGAATTCCTAGGAACAAGAGGGTACGACGAGCTGTACTTCAAGGGGATTATTTCAGAACACAAAAAGAAAGTAAAACGTAAGGGCGTTATCCATGAAATATGGGAACCTACAGCAGGGGTTCGTAATGAACCATTGGATTTACGTGTATATAACCTAGCCTGTATGAATTCAATCCATCCTGATTGGGATAGATTAGCGGAAGTAGTCAAGGGTGGGGGCCATTCCACTACAACAGTAGCTACTCCACGAAAGAAACCAATGAGAAAACGTGTTCGCAGAGCTAGTAAAGCAGCAGATATTTAGGAGGATGTATGGCAACTAGTTATTCAAGTAAGCCAAGGCTCATTGACGTACGGTTAGAGTGGTATGTCAAAGCCGAGGAAGCAATATTGACCGGCCAAAGCTATACCATCGGAAATCGGACTCTTACAAGGGCAAATTTAGCTGAAGTAAGAAAAATGATTGATGATTTAGTGGCAAGAGGAGCCAAATTACCAGGTATGGACACCGATAATGGACGTGGGAACCGGTCAAAACGGGTAGTTTTTAGAGATTAGGGGGCTAAAATGGCGAGAAAAAACAAGAAATTTAGCGCTAAAATAGGCACTCCGAGGGCTCAAAATAGCGGATATAGTGAGGGCGGTGCCTCTCATAATAACAAATCATTGAAGGGATATAACCCTAGAAAACTGGGTTATAAGGCTGATATTGGTGCAAATTTATCAACTTTGCGTGATAGATCCGCAGATTTAGCCATAAATACACCAGTTGGAACGGCTGCAATCAATACAAGTACCACTCATACAGTAGGTGCAGGCCTCAATGTGTTCCCTAGACCTAAATTTCAAATCTTGGGAATATCCGCAGAGGACGCCAGAGCGTGGGCACGTAAGGTGCGTGCAGAGTTCGACTTATGGGCAGACTCAAAAGACTGTGATATTTACCGCAAGAACAATTTATATGATATGCAAAGCATCGCATACCAAGGATATCTCACAGATGGTGATAGTTTCGCAGTGTTCAGACGTAAGCCAACTACACCAGATATGCCATATACGTTGCGCCTTCAATTGATTGAAGGTAATCGAGTAAGTAATCCGCTTACTGATTCCACGTATGTTACAGGCGACCCAACTGGTGTTGAAGCGCTTAATCCAGATAATGGAAACCGCATATTGAATGGTGTGGAAATTGATACTGACGGTGCAATTGTAGCCTACTGGGTATCCAATCAAGTACCTGGTGAACCAATTACAAGCATGTTAACGACATGGGCAAGAGTCGAAGCGTACGGCAAACGTACAAGTATTCCTAATGTTCTTCAAATTAGTAATGATACTAGACCTGAGCAGTATAGAGGGGTGCCTTATTTAGCTCCAGTCATTGAAACACTTAAGCAAGTGTATCGATATACTAATGCAGAGCTTACATCTGCCATTATTAAATCGTACTTTGCGCTATTCTTTACTGAAGCAGTTACAAATTCAGGTTCATTAAATGATATGTTGGCTGACAATGGTGTTGACGATCCGACGGAACCAGTAGTCGATGTATCAGAATACAATTTGGGACCTGGTACATTAAATGCCTTACCGAAAGGCGTGGATGTTAAGAGCGTGGATGCTTCCAATGCTCAATCTACTTTTGAAGTATTTAGTACGCAACTCATCAAACAAGTAGGTGCTGCACTTAATCAGCCTTACGAAGTATTGATGAAGAACTTTAATTCCTCGTATTCTGCAAGCCGTGCAGCAATGTTACAAGCTTGGGAAGAATATAAACTACGGCGCAAGTGGTTCGCTCGTGACTTCTGTCAACCAATCTATGAGGTATGGCTAATGGAGGCTGTAGCGAATGGACGAATTGAAGCGCCTGGTTTCTTTGATGATCCATTAATTCGTAAAGCATGGTGCAATGCTGATTGGTTCGGACCAACTATGTCAATCCTTGACCCTGTTAAGGATATGAACGGTAGTAACCTTCGCGTTCAGAATGGGGTTTCCACTCGCGAACGTGAAGCGGCAGAAATGACAGGGACAGACCTTGAAGAAAACATTGCACAACTTGCGTTTGAAAAACAACTCATGGAGAAATATGGCATGGGGCTAGCTGATGCGGTTAATCCTTCCGTTGGCTCTAAATCTGAAGTGAAAGGAGGTGAAGAGGATGAATAAATTTTGGTCTGTTAAGAATTTTGTAAATCAAGATGGTACCGGTCAATCTGAATTGATTTTGTATGGTGATATTTCTGACACCTCTTGGTGGGGTGATGAAATTACACCACGTGAATTTGCAAGTGACTTGGCTAGTTGTAATGGTAATGACTTAACAATGCGCATCAACTCTGGCGGTGGTGACGTGTTCGCAGCGCAAGCCATTCACAATATGATTAAGACTTACACCGGCAACGTAACAGCACACATTGATGGACTGTGCGCAAGCGCAGCTACGATTATTGCGTGCGCTGCCGATAAGGTAATTATGCCAAGCAATGCCTTGTACATGATTCACAATCCATCCGTATATCTAGGTGATAGCTTTGATGAGGACGGCTTAACTAAAATGGCTAACTATTTGGCGAGTGTTAAACAAACAATTGCAAACGTTTATTTGAGCCGTAGTGACGTTTTGACATCTGAACAGGTAAATACACTTATGGATGATGAAACTTGGCTCACAGCGGATGAGGCGAAGTCCTACGGCCTAATTGATGAAGTAGATACGGCGATTACGGATAAGGCTGTTATGAATAACGGAATGGTTATCGTTAATAAAGTATCTTGCAAGTACTCGGCCAAGAATGAAGCAAAAATCAAACAATTTTTAACAAGCAAGGAGAAACCTATGACTGAAAACCAATTCATGGCAAGCTTAAAAGGTTTGCTAGGTATTTCTACAAATGAACCTGCAGAAAACGCAGCAGTAACAGCAGAACGCGAACGCGTTGAAGCATTAAATGCGTTAAAAGGTGACAATGAAGTCATCAATCGTTTAGTTGATGTAGCTGTTAAAGAAGGTAAAACAGTAGATGAAGTAACACCTTTCATCTCTGCTGTATCTGATATTCCTACAACTGAAAACAAAGTAGTCGACAAAATTCGACAATTAGTTATTGACCAAATGGAATCTGGTGCAGATCAAGTAGCACCTCAAGGTGCATCTACACCAGAAACTAACGATGCAGTAGCAAAAGCTAGTGCAATTGATGAAGTCGTAGCATTTGCAAATGCTAAGAGAGGCGGTAAATAATGGCATATTTCGAACAAGTAAATGGTGTCGCAGCTGATTACCTATTAGGTGGTGGCGGTGTACCGGTATTAACTCAAAATGTAAAAGTAGCAGCGGGCGATTATAAACGTGGCCAAGTGCTTGAAAATAATGCTGGTACATTCCAAAAAATCGCAAGTGGTAAGCCAGCTGGCATCGTAGTATCTGATACTACTGCAACTACTGACCATAATGTATTGACTGTATACATTTCCGGTCGCTTTAATCGTGAAGTATTGGTAGTTGACCAAGCTTATAAAATTAATGATCATGAAGCGGACTTCAAGGACGCTCACTTATTCTTAACTAGCATTAAATAGGGGGAACTATATAATGGCAATTGATTTCAAAGATACATTTTCCTTGATGCAAGCTGTGGAACGAATGAAAGCTCCAGCAAGTTTCTTGCTTGATACTTTCTTCCCACAAGTTCCAGCAGTTGCAACTTCTAAAAAAATCACAGTAGAAACTCGTAAACGTGGTCGTACATTAGCACCTTTCGTATCTCGTGGTGCATCTGGCGTTAATGTTAAACGTGCCGGCTCTAAAATTGCTTTATATGAAGCGCCTATGATGGGACCTAGTACAGTTATTGACCCAGATCAACTTGACCAACGTGCATTTGCAGAAAATATTGTGTCTACAATGACACCTGCGCAACGTTCTTCTCAAATGCAAGCCGAAGATTTGTCCTACTTGCAAGGCACAATCATTAATCGTAAAAACAAAATGGCGGCAGAGCTACTTACTACAGGTAAGTGCAAAATTGAAGGTTATGCGGATGATGGTACAACTGTTTTAACTGATGAAATTGATTTCGAATTTGAACAAGATATTACACCAACTACTGCATGGGACCAAGCTGGTGCTGATATTTATAACGATTTGAAA